GTCATTCATTCCACACCGCCCTGCTAGGTTCGTCAACTATGTCTATGGGTTGGACTTTGGTTACAATCACCCCACTGCACTCATGCGTGTCTATTGGTGTGACAATGACATCTACATTGAGCCTGTCATCTATGAGAGCTACCTCACTACACCAATGCTCATTGATAAGATGCAAAGCTTCAACGTTGAGAAGACTGTGACCATAGTAGCTGACTATGCAAGGCCCGAGATAATAGCAGAGCTGAACAATGCAGGGTATGATGTGCAGAACGCAAACAAGGTAGTCAAGAAAGGCATCGACAACATTAAGACCTTTGGGGTGCTATGCCAGGATGATAAGGCCATCAGGAAAGAGTATGAGAATTACAAGTGGAAGAAAGTAGGTGACATGATCACTGACGAACCGGTCAAGATGTGGGATGATGCAATGGATGCTATCAGGTATGCGACCACTCACATTAGGCAGGAGTACTACACCGATGACAGCTACTACGCGTTTTAGAAACAAAACACCAGGATAGGATAATATAGGTATGGCAACATCACCCAAGGCTATACCACAGGTATTAACACCTGCGTACAATCCTATCAAGTATATCTATGACTCCACGAACAAAAACCTTGGAGGCTTCAAGTATATCTTTGACATCTATGAGAGTGGAACCACTAACAAGATAGCAGAGTACAGGGTGCTCCCGATGTATAGCACAGGCTATGGTGAGATTGACCTCAGCAAGCTCTTGCAGTCTAAGGTAAGCTTTGACCTTGAGCCATTCAACACCACGGTGTACGATGCACCCAACAGTCACTACAAGTATGATGTCAAGGTAGGTGAAGAGTACCTAACCACTACCTCATACACATCGGCCTTAACTCAGTACACCACTTCACCCTATGCAGGGAGGGTACAGATAAACGTAGCTAACACCTTTGCAGTGGGTGACCAGATAGTCATCACTCAGACAGGACTAGGTGCAGTCAATCCAAACCTTGAGGGATTGTTCAGTGTGCTTGTAGCTACCCCTACATACATCGTAGTTAATAGCCTATGGTCTCAGATAGTTAACGTGAACAAGGATGGTGACATCACCTATGCAGATGGGAGGAGAACCATTACAAGAGACATAGCTACTAAGCTAAACATGTATGTGTTCAATGGTGCTATCCCTTGGACTCAATGGCCTAGCTACAATCACCTTGACTACTTTCTCAATTCACCATCAGATAAGTTTCTTACTACACTACCTGCTCAGGAGTTCTATGCTACCTTGTCTCAGGACTTGTGGATGAACGCAGTCTATGGAGGACCAGGACCAGGTACTCACAAGATTATATTCACCAATGATGCTGCTGAGATATTTGAAAAGAACGTATCAGCCACTGACCACGTAACAGGTAACGCTGTAGGTCCAAACAACTATGGCACCTTGACAGTGATATCAGGTGCATTGCCATTGATTAAGCCTACCACTCAATGGTATGAGTTCTACTATGAGCACAATAGCAATCAGGTCACACAGCCCTACCGAGTGAACATAGATCGTAGAGTACAAAGCCAAGAGTACAGCATTATATTCCTGGACCGCTTTGGTTCATGGGGTAGCTTTGCATTCACAGGCAGATACTATGAGAATGGTAACGTGACACGTGAGCAGTACAATCAAGATGTAGCAGGATACATTGACTCAAGTGAGTGGACCTATGACCTCACAGATAGAGGATACATCAACAGCTATGTGAGTGTAGAGAACACCATCGACTTGAATACCAATTGGATGAATGAGCAGATGGCACAGTACTTCACTGAGCTTGTAAGTTCACCTTACACCTACTTCAAGATTAGTAACTATGATGAGAGCTGTGATGTACCTGCAAGCACTGAGTATGTGAGCTGTAACATTGTGACCTCTACCTTTGAGAAATTCAAGCAACGGAATAAGAACCTAATTAAGCAGAGCATTACTATTAAGCTTGCTAACAACGACATGGTGAATGGTTAAGATACAACTAGCTACAGGCTACCTTGAGGTAAAGGAGGGTACATCATTCCCCTTGAACTTTCAGGTAGGAGACATCAGGGATATATCACAGAGAAAGGGTAACTTCTCCAAGACTATCACATTGGTAGGCAGTAAGAATAACAACGACCTGCTGAACCATTACTATGATGTCAACATCATTGCAGGTACATTCAATGTCAATGCCTTGACTACCTGTTCAGTTATCCAGGATGGTATTCCTGTCATGGAGGATGCAAGCCTACAGCTTACCTCAGTTAAGAAAGTACAACTCACTGATGGGTATGAGGAGCACGTTGAGTATGAGGTATTGGTCAAGGATAACAAGGCTGACTTCTTTACAGCCATTAATAACCTTGAGCTTACCGATATAGACTTCAGTGACCTCAACCATACCTACGATGCATTCAATGTAGTGAACAGGTTTAACAACACTGAGGTAGATGGCTTCAAGTACTTCCTCCCAGGTAGTGGTGATGCGTTCTACAGCACACAGGAATTCAAGCCTGCTATCTTTGCTAAGACTTACCTAGACCGTATCTTTGCAGACTCAGGCTTTCAGTACAATTGGCCTACGTTGATTGATGACCGCTTTGACAGGTTGATCATTCCATACAATGAAGATACTGATAACTTTGACTATGCTGACTACACGGTCAAGGCAACAGCAGGACCAAGTACCTACACCGGTACATTCTTTGCAGGTGCTGCTGAATTTCAGAACCCTCAGACACTAACAGCATGGACTGAGACTGAGGACCCTCAGAACATCTACAACCCATTGACAGGTGTGTATAGTACACCATTCAATATCAGCTCAGCGAATGCTCAGCAGTATGACTACAGTGTAACTATAAGCTATGAGCTAAGGCTAGTTAACACATCAGGGGTAACGTTGTATGCAGGAATGGCAGGTATATCTGCTCCTGTATTCTTTCAGCCTCAGCTAGTATTGACTCAGAATGGTGTGGTATGTTTCACTACTAACCTATACACGAACCCTGCACCATTGAATGGTAACCCAATAGTTACCTATGGGGTGCAAACTCCTACAACATTGGCCAATGGTACCACTACTATCTTAGCTCAGACTGTAGTGACTAACATGGCATTGACTGCTCAGAACTTACCACAGCTATCTCAAGGTAGGCTAGCCATCAAGGTTCCAAGGATAGCAACACCTGTAACAAACGCATCAGCTCCAATGTGGAGGACAGGCTCAGCATCAGGACCAGTGTGTGCATCAGGTCAGATTAAGATACAGGCAGTGATCACTAGCATTAACATCAGCATCACCCCTAGCAATAACATTGTGGCTATTGGTGGAACCATTGATGTGAATGACTATGTGCCTAGTAAGATTAAGCAGAGTGACTACATCAAAGCTATCTTCAACATGTACAACCTATATGCTGAGGTAGACAAGTCACAGCCTAACCTGCTCAACCTTATCCACAGGGATGACTACTATGATGCAGGCAAAGAGGTAGATTGGACATTGAAGCTAGCCAAGGATAGAGAGCAGTCACTGTCATTCCTCCCTGAGCTCACAAGTAAGAAAGTTATCCTAACATATAGCCCTGATAAGGACAGCCCTAACCAAACCTATACGGATGCAACCAATCAGATATACGGACAGGCAGAGGTAGTCTTTGATAACGAGTATGTCAAGGACATCACTACACAGGCTATATTGTTTGGACCTACTCCAATCATCAAGACACCCTTTGGTGCATACGTTCCAATGATTGCAGGGCAGGCACCTAAGACTAACCTACGCATCCTGTATGACAGCACAGCGGATATAGGATTGAGCACCTGCTCCCCATTCCACATCTATGACTATGGTACTACAGGTATGCAAGGTGTTACTACCTATCCATACGTTGGTCACTTTGACAATCCGTTGACCCCTACCTTTGACATCAACTTTGCTACCTGTGCATTCTACTACTACTCCCCTTTAAGCCTAACCGATAACAACCTATATAACAGGTATTGGAGGAGGACCATGGGGCAGATTAACAACGGTAAGATGTTGAGTGCATTCTTTAATCTGAAAGAGAATGACATCCAAGCCTTGGAGCTCAATGATAAGATACGCATTGATAACTCATGGTGGAACATTAACCGAGTCATAGACTACAATGCCAATGGCAATCAGCTCACACAGGTAGAGCTTATCAGTATTGACAATGAAGTGGACTTCATGCCATTTGTTAACCCTTGGGGTATAGCAGGTACAACACCAGGTGTAGGGCTTCCAAACATCTCAGCCATTCAGCAGGTAGGCAACCACACCATAGTGAAGACCAAGAGCATGAACAGCAATGTTCTGAATGGTGGTGGTATATCGGGTGAGGTGGTGAACAGGGGTAACATTGTACCGGGTGGACTTAGAGTCATGGTAGCCACTGAGGGATACAGTGTTGAGGATGATGGCATAGTCACTGATAACCTAGTGGTGAGGGGCCGTATGAACGGCATACCTGTTGACCCTCCGTACTACAAGTACACAGCAGTGTTAAACCAAACAGGAACAGCTGACCCTACTGCAGATGTAAAAGAGGGTAGCTTTGGAGAGATACTATGGGTACGGAATAACCCAGGAGAGTATTTAGGTTTCATACAAAATTGGGAGCTAGGTGCTATCCTAGGCAGTGAGCTAACGGTAATGATTAACAACGTAACATTTGACGGGGTGATCAGTGCTCAGTACACGCCAACAAATAATACTATAGATGTATATACCACACAGATAGGGGTAGGCTTTGTAGATAACTACCTAATTAACACTACTATTGAAATAAGATATTACAAGCCATAACATGAATGAAGTAGAAATACCATTAAAGATAGGTGGCATTGCTGCCATCAAGGCAGAACTCAGAGACCTACAAGGTCAGATAGCTAATGCTACTGACTCTGATAGCATGCTCAAACTTGCACAGCGTGCAGGTGAACTTAAGGACCAAATAAAAGATGCCAATGAACAGGTAGCTGTCTTTGCTACAGGCTCCAAGTTTGAGGCAGTATCTAACAGCTTTGGTGCTATCAAGGGTGACCTTATGAGCTTAGACTTTGAGGGTGCATCTGAGAAAGCAAAAGTCTTTGCTACTACATTAGGCAACATCAAGCCTGGAGATATAAGTAAGGCATTCAATGGATTGACAAGCACTATAGGTACCATAGGCAAGGCATTTGTATCATTAGGTCAGACGTTACTAACCAACCCCATCTACCTTATTGCTGCAGTCATTGCAGGAGTCATTGCCATCACTGTGATGTTAGCGGATAAGTTAGGCTACCTTGATCAGGCAGCAGAGGCAGCAGGCATTGTGTTTGATGCATTGATTGAAGTCATCAAGGAATTTGGTAAGAGCTTAGGTATTGCTGCTTCAGAGTCTGAGGAGTTTGTTGCTATGCAAGAGGCAAACAAGGCAGCCAATGAGGCAGTAGAGAAAAGTACTACCGATGTAATGCTAGTTACTAATGAGGTAGCTACAGCATTTGACTTGGCTAAGCAAGGAGTGATCTCTAAGGATGAGGCACTTGCTACCTACAATGAGAAGCTAGGTGATACATTTGGTGCAGCCACTACATTAGCTGAGGCTGAGGCTTTGTATGTATCTAAGACTGAGGCATACATTCAGGCTACCATGGCACGGGCTCGTGCTGAGGTGTTTGCTAAGAAAGCAGCAGAGGCAGATGCTAAGGCAATCACAGCAAGGACTAAGGACCAAACTACAGCAGGTGATAAACTGAGTAGCTATATTGACCAAAACAAAAAGTCAGCTTATTCTATTGCTGCATCTACAGGGTTAATCGGTTTAGCTGTTACTGCTGTCTATGATAAGATGGATGAGAGTGGTAAGACCTTAGCTGATAGGCAGAAGATACGAGTAAAAGAGGAGGAGAAGAGACAAGGTAAGATAGCTGACATGTATCAGAAAGAGGCAGCAGAGTCATTGAAGACAGCCCTCAAGCTAGAGAAAGATAACGAGATAACCAACAAGTCACAGCAAAAGAAAACAGGTACTCATAAGAAAGAAAGTGAAGCCAGGATAAAAGCTGCAGAGGCTGAAGCTAAGAGGCTTGCTGATATTGCTAAGAAAGAGAATGAGGATAGGATAAAGAGAGAGGATGCACAGTTTGAACTCATGAACAAGCTGACCATGTCACAGGCTGAGTATGACAAGCAGAAACTTACTGAGGAGTTTGACAAGCAGATGGAGATAGCCGATGGGAATGCTGAACTTGAAAAGCTACTACTTGATAAACTTGGAAAGGACAAGGCAGCCATTGACCAGAAGTATGCAGATGAGGCAGCTAAGAAAGTAAAAGAAGATGCTGATAAGTTAGCAGTGGCTAAGAAAGCTGCAGATGATTTAATCTTTAACCTAAACGCTACACAGCAAGAGAAAGATATTAGATCTCTTGAGGAAAAACTTGAGGCAGATAGAAAGGTCATAGGTGACAATGCAGCTGCACAGCTACAGCTCACTGCTAAGTTTGAAGAAGATAAGAAAGCTATTGAAAAAAAGTATGCACTTGAGAGGATAGAGAACGCACAAAAAGAAAGGGATGCTAAGCTAGCTTTTGCTCAGCAGATAGTATCAGGAGTTAGTGAGGTAGGTGGTATGCTCATCAAGGACCAAAAGAAACTTGAGAGGTTCAACAAGGCATCGGCATTGATACAGATAGGTATTGACACAGCAAAGGCTATATCTGCTCTAGTTGCTGCATCACAAGCTAACCCATTGAATGCTCCTACTGCAGGTCTTGCAGGTGTGGCTCAGTTCGCTAGTGGTATCATTCAGATTGCTAC